GTCAGTCGCCAAGGTGTTTCCACCTTAATTATGTGTGCTAATGTGTCACGTGGACTGTCAATTAATGGAATAACCTGTTCTGGTGCGTGATTACTAATGTAATTAGTGTGCCTTGAGAATCTGCCAGGGGTTTCCCAAGTAAAAGATGCACCGTCACCATTTGTGATAATAATAAAATCCATAGGTGCAACAACTACCCATCCCATTCTCGCAATTTGCTTGATACCAGGGCAGTTTGAACTATTCTGTGATCCTTGAAAAGGGCATTGCTTTTCCTTTACTTCTTTTTCTTGCCACGCACGTTTTATACTAGACGTTGGTTTGACTGGATAACATTCTGCCAATCCAGGCTCCAAACTGTGAAACCTAACCCAAGGTTTTGGTTCTTTCTTTTTCTTTTTAAATAAGTTCAGCACGTAATTCATCCCCTCCATAGATGTAGTCTCTTAAGTATTCATAATGTGTAGGGCAGTCATCACTTTCAACAAAGTCATTGACTTCTTTTGAGTATTTTGAATGACTGTTTGCAACAAATGTAAGTTCATCTGGATCACGGTCAAAATACCAATCTCGACCTAACATCATTCCTTGACCTGCTGCTATGTAATTCATACCATTCATATTCACATCCATAGTTTGATCTAGGTCTAATGATGATCCAAGTCTTTCATAGTTATCATTAACTCTTACCAAACCATCAAACTGCTCTGTCATATACTCGTTTCTTTGTGAACACCACCTCCAATAAGGGTTGTCTGTTCTTTGTGACAGAGCATAGTGCATAGCAACAAACTTACTAAATCCAATTACTTCTCTCTGTGCAGCGTAGTTATACCAGTTTCTTTCTATTTGTGTTACATATCCTCTTCTTCTTGATAATACATCTACCAGTCTGAGTATATTTTCGTGTGTTGTTAACAGTCCCGTTGACTCTAATGGTTCAACAAATCCATAAGACAGTCCAATAGCAACAACATTCAAGTTCCACGCTTTTTCGTGATACCCGTGTTTTATATCAATAGTTCCTACCTCATACTGTTCTGGAGATACACCATATTTTTGTTCTATCCACGTTTCAAACTCTTGTCTAGTCTCTGTTTCCATTGCAAATCGAGATGACCAACAGTATCCAACTCCGATCCTATTCCATAGTGGTATTGACCATAACCAACCATTTTCCGCTGCTTGACAGTCAGTCACGTTGTGCATATGTTTTTCTCTTTCATCTTGTGTGAGATATGGTATGCGGGCAAAATATGCTTTATCGTTTGCTAAATCATTAAATTTAATGAACCTAGTACCCATATACTCTTCTAATAGGACTGATTTAAAACCAGTACAGTCAATAAACAAGTCGCCAATAACACCTACAGTCCTTTTATCTTCATTTAATCTGACTGCTAACTGTTTAATATATCTGTTTGAGACTGCGGGTGAACCACCTGCGTTTATATCTTTCACCGATCCCCTGACTTCACCTCTAATATGTGTAAATCTATCATCAAAGTTATCACAATAATCATCCCTTAGATACTCTGCAAACTTTTCAGCATCTAAATGATATGCAACGTCAGTTAACCAATTAAAGTTTCTCCATCTATTATCTCTATTATCCCATTGTTTATTATGTTTTACTAATGCTGAGTTTTCTTTGTTAAAGAACTCTGCAAATGATTCTGGAGGATATTCTTCTGGTCTTTCTCTAGCAAGATCAAACCAATCTTTCATACCTTCTACAGTATCATTATAATCATATTTACCAAATGGATATTGAAATACTGTTCCTTTCTCTCTAAAATCTGTAAACTGAATACTATTCTTATATGTTGCATTACACTTAGGCATCCAGTCTTTATCTTCTAAGTCTAATGCTCTTAAATACTTGTTGAAATGACCTAATGTAGATTCTCCTACACCCACTGTAGGTTTGTCTGATTCAATTAGAATTACATTTGTCCACGGGCAGCACTTTAACAATGCAGCAGCAGTCATCCAACCTGATGAACCACCACCCACAATAACAATGTTTTCAACTTTCATAATTAATTCCCTTGCTCATTATATAGGTACTTTTCATAGTATTCATATGCGTTCGGGTATCTCCCCAAAGTCTGATCCATAAAGGTTCTTCTTAGGATCGGTTCTTCAAAATCAGGTATGTTATATCCATTTCTTTTGGATAACATTTCATAATGTTCTGGCATTATATCATATTCATAACCTCCTAGCAAGTATGCTTCACCTTCTGATATGTAATTAATGTTTTGTATTTGTTCCCAATCTTGTGTAAGTAAATCTGGAAACTCACCTAGTGCATCCATATCTGTGTAATCTTTCCAAAACGGTGTATCATCTCTATAACCCATAGTATAATGTTTCACAACAAAATCTCTGAATGATGTAAATTTCTTTCTGACTGAGTGATTAAATTGTTCTCGTTGAAATCCGTTCCATTTATTAGATGCTTTAGGTAACACCTGTATTAGTTTAAATAAGAACTCGTGGACTGAGTATAGTCCTCCAGACTCTAATGGTTCTATAAAACCTGCACTTAAACCAATACTCACTACGTTATGTGACCATACTTTCTCTCTAATCCCTGTTGGCCACTTGAGTAATCTAAACATATTCTCTGGTATATCTACTCCTAGATGCTCTTTAAACTCTGCAAGTGCATCCTCATCTGTAATATATTGTGAACAATAATTATATCCCGTTCCGATTCTATCCCAAGTAGGTACATTCCATACCCATCCCGAACTCAAACCTGTACACTCGGTGTATGGTTGTATTTCTTTTTTCTTATCTGTATATGGTTTTCTTACTGCCCAAGTAGAATCATTTTTTAATAGTGTACTCCAATCTTCCCATTTCACATTAAGTTCATTCATCAATAATGCACGGAATCCAGTGCAATCTATGAAGAGATCACCATCAACGTACCTATCCCCACTGCCAAGGTAAACTCTGCTAACCCCATCCACGCAGGATTGAATGTTAGTGACCGTGCCTTTAATGTGTTTAACACCTTTTGGAATTGCATAATGATCTCTTAAAAAATCTCCGAATAATAGTGCGTCAACGTGATAACCCACGTATCTTTCTAAAAATGGAGGATAAAGACGGTTGACTTCAATAGGGTCTATAACATCTGAGAATACCCTACAAAAGGTCATACTGTCAATATTTCTTCCTCTCCTCCAATTATAATACTCGGTCAGAGGTATATCTGTGCCTCTTGTACCGAATGGATAATGAAATGAACCGTCTGGGTTGAAGTTAGTAAACTTGACACTGTGTTTATATGTAGCATTACAATGTGGCATCCAATCTTCATCTTTGAGATCGAGATACCGTATAAAGGTATTAAAAAACTGTGTCGTGCTTTCTCCGATTCCGATTCTTGGAATGTCTGCTTCGACAACAGTTATTTCTATACCAGTTCCTTCAAAATGTCTTGACAACATAGATGCTGTCATCCACCCTGCACTACCACCTCCGATAATGCAGATTCTATCTAACTTCATATGTCAGTAGTTTGTACTACTAATTATAACACTTTCGTCAACCTGCTCCCAGTTCATCATATGCACCACCCCAGTTAGAATATCTCTCCCAACAAGGTTGCTCCTGTGATGATAATTTGCAAGGTCTATTTACACTTGGTTCTTGTCCGTCACTCATAAATTCTGCTACTTCCTCTTCAGTCATAGTGGGATCCATTGGTTCCGCTACACTTGAGGGTGCAGTAGTCGCTGCCTTTACTCCTTTAATATGGTTAAACCATATTGCATCAGCAGCACCTAAATCTTTTCCCGCTGCAATGTCTTTGTAGAGCATATCTAATTGCTCACCGATTTCACCATACGCTACAATCCTTGCAGTAGCAGGGTCTGTATATGATTCTGTTCTTTCCACCCAGATCATATCAGCAGCAGCAGGACTCCATTCTAGTGTCCACGCTTTTGTTATGTTATCAGGTGCGTTTACCCACATCTGTGAACAACCTCTACCAAAGAATAGTGTATATTCTTCCCCAGGTTCTACAATGTCTGCAACGTAACCAGTAAAATCCATTAATGCTTTTTTCATAGTAACCTCTTATTTGTAGTTAATAACAGTAACAACACCATACTTACCGTTTGAACCACGGAAACTATGGAAGTGTCCACCTGACCCACCTGCACCATACGCTGCGTGATCTTGATGATTGTGTGAGAAGTTACCACCGTTTGGCCAACCTCCTGATACAGCACCACCAAAGTGAGAAGAACCTCCGACTCCTCCACCACCACCGTGGTGTGACTGTCCTCCTCCACCCCAAACATTGAGGTCTCCACCAGAACCATTACGCCCTAGTCCACCTGAGTGTTGGTTGTTTCTATTAGCACCGTGTCCACCACCTGCTGATAGATATGGTCCAAATGATGATGAACCACCATCACCACCGTGTCCGAAGTACCAAGTACCTCCTCCACCACCACCAACTGTGATACCAACTGAAGATATATTTACTACATTCAACACACGTTCTGAATATCCACCCGCTGCTCCTGATTCTCCGTGACCTGACGCTCCACCGCCACCACCTTGAACTCTGATATGTATATACTTAACACCACTTGGTCTATTCCAAGTTCCGTTACCTGTCCATACCTGTAGGGATGAGATATTTTCTGAACTAACATCAGTCCAACTCATAGATGAACCGTTTGTAGTTAAAAACTTACCATTTTGACCACTAACAGAGGGAACGATCTGACTGGATGAACCAGACATAGTTCCATTAATAGTGATGTTGCTAACTGTCAAATTTCCGTTAGCAGTGATGTTACCTGACGCAAGTGTAAATCCACCAATGCCTGACAGGTCTCTAATAGATGCAACTTTAAGGGTACTCATTTTGCCTGTTTAATTTCCTAATGTTATTTATACCTTAAGACGGTTAACTATAATTGTGTACGTGTATTAGTACGAGATAAGGATTACCAGTTCCAGGGATTTCGTGGTTATGAATCGAAATGTCTGCTCTTTGGATAGTTCCACTTGCACCACTACCATTACTATAATATACGTTACAACCGTAACCATTTACAGTCCACCCAGTAGGTGTACCTGTACCACCCTCAAAACGGGTATATACTGTCATTAAGGTTGCTTTCAATGTGTTATCAACTGGTGCATTTGATAGATTGATAGTGTAGTTTCCACCACCTGTCTTTCTAACAAAAATATTACCACTGTTGTTCCAGTTATGGTTTACCGTACCAGATGTCTGATAGTAGTAAATATGTTCCTGTAAACCTGCGTGTGATAATGTCCCAGTGAATGTACCGTGACCAGATTCTATATCTTGGAATTGTGCGAAAGACAAATCATCGTCACCGATCATAGTCCAAGTTGCACCGTTCTCAATAGTTACAGTATATCCATTATTAATCTGTATCGGACCTGCTGAAAAACCGTTAGTAAACTCTACTCCACCATTGAATGAAGGTCCAACAGTGATATTTTCTTCTATGTTTGTTCCGTTGGTTCTAATAATTGAGTTTTCACCAACAGAAGGACCACCACCACCTACATCATCCCAACCTGGGTTTCCTGCGTTGGCATCTTGCAAATAAATTTGTGCCTGATCTTCAGTCGTATTATAAACTAAAGTACCATAAGCAGGTGTACCAAGTGCATTAATCTGCGATTGGTTCAACGGTGGAAGATTTAACTGTTCTGATATAGACCAAGCAGTTACAAGACCTCTCGTACTTGCCTGTATCTGATTACCATTAATCTTTGTGGTCATAGTGTTCTACAGTCCTATTACTATTTAGATAACAAGTTCCCTGATTTGGATAGTATCATTATTCTGTGGTGCAGTACTGATACTAAAGTCAACTGCATTACCAGTAACTGTGTAGTCTACACCTGGGATTTGGGCAACACCATTTAAGAATACAAGAACAGAGTATGCTGTGTGACCTGGGGATATTGCAAACGAAGTTGTAGATCCATTACCCGCATAGGTAACACCGTTATTGTTATTAGCAATACCAGTTGCTAGTCTATACTTGTCAGCAGCACCATAAGTTCCAGTAACATCTAAGTTACCATCAAGGAATGTATTACCTAATATCTTCATCCTATTGGATGCGTCAGGCATTGTACCTATACCATAATGTGTAACGTTACTAAATCTTCTTGCTTTTATTGGCGTGGTGTCAGTCATACCAAACTGATACCAAACTCCTGACTGATACATCCAACCTAATGAGTCACCTGCCACCCAATCAATATTGTATATAATATCTCCATCATTAAACGCAAGTGTTGAATCAATATCTGGTTGACCTGATCCATCATCCTCTGCTAAGAATGTCTGTCTAAGAACTGTACCATCATCATTTGAGTATGTAAGTCTTAGAGTTTGTATGTTCTCCTGTGCAGTAATTCTCTTTTGGAATGTAACTGGACCTGAGAATACAGATTCTAACTGGTTAGATGCACCACCAATAACAGTTAGTTTATCAGTCAGAACAACCTCAGAGAATGTCTGAATGGTCGTGTTTTCTTCACCTAACACGTTTAACTGTGCAATATCTTCGTTCGTGATCTGACCTGTAACTGGGTTGATAACTTGGTTTCCAACGAATAGTTCACCATCACTGTTAACACCAGAGTAGTATGCAACACCCGCTGCTTCTTTCAATGACTGTGACAGTCTAACCTGTGCAGGGGTTAAAACTTCTACCTGAGTTGACGGGAACGCTGTTGAATAGTTTCCAGGTCCGAAACCTAGGTATTCAAACGTATGACCTGACGCTCTAAGAATAGAATAACGTCTAAGTTCACATAATATAGGTGCGACTGAGTTATCAGCATTTAATTTCAGTGCGATCTTTCTTTCTTCTTCATCTCCTAGACGGGATGTAACGACAATAGCGTTTAGTGTATTTGCTGTAGTGTTATATCCTAAGTTATTTTCCTGTTCTAATAAGAAGAACTGTGCAGTCTCTTTTGTAATTGATAGTTGCTTATCCTCATTTGGATTAGGTGATGCACCATCTGTTGTTGTCACCAATCCTAGTGTCTCGTTATCTGCGACTGATATAGCAGGTCCTGGGTCTGCGAGTGGATTATCTCTGTCAAACGTAGGATATACATCAACAGTCTGTTGTGAGAATGAGAAGTCATCAAAGTTTGATGTTGCAGGTGACACACTAGCATTAAGCAATGTTAGATAGTAGATACCATCATTTACACCACGTTCAAACTCTTGGAATGTCTCAACTTCAAAGATATAATATGTCTTATCATATGCAGGAGAGTTAGTCTCAGATGATCTAGGTTGTATAACAAAACCAGTAATAGGAGTTCTAGGAACTGGGAACGCATCTTTGTCTAGTACATATCTAAATCTATAGATTCTATCTTTCAAGTCTCTTGCATCGGGAACTCTTCGGATGAATGTAGTAGGTGTAAATCCTAAGTTATTGTACTGACTGTTTGCAATTAGTGTAGTATAAATGTCGTTGTTTGATGAGTCAACCTGTATGTACCAGTTAGATTGGTTGGTATCATATTTAATTGGGTTTGCATCATCACCTGGGGATGTACCTGTAACTTCTGGTCCAGAAGGATCAATCTTTGCACTATGTGTTGTAGGTGCACTTGCTCCCGCTGCTATCAACAATACGTTAACTTTATCTGGTAATGTAGGTGAGTCTTTTCTTGCACCTACTGTGTAACCCTGTATTTTTGAGGGTGGTTTTGCATTTTGATTGGTATAACCATACAAATATAATTTTGTTGGGTCTGCTGCTGCTTTTATCTTAGCAATATCTAATGTAACCCAGTTAATTGATACTTCTGCAACGTCAGACAAATCTTTAGGAGGTATAACGTGTGTTATCTGTCCTGCTTTATCTTTTGTAAACGCTGCTGACTTAAATCCTTTTGATCTTAAAGATGTGTTACCGAAGTTACTGTTAGAGTTAGTAATTGATAAGTCACCACCGCTATCTGAGAAGAAGTGATCACCGAAACCAACAGCGAAAACAGAAACCACCTGTATGAATGAGTCATTACTTGCTCTAATGTGAACGTGTCGCCAACCCTTTCTATACTTTGCTAGACCATCAATATGTGCACCTGAACCCGCTGCTTGTGCTTCATAGTTACCTGTTGAAGCGTTGTATTTAACAAAAGCACGGTCGTCTTTTTGTAGTGAAATACCCGTAAACTGGGCAACAACCATAGATTTGAAACCAGTTGCCTGTGAACCATCAGCGTGCATACCGTTGATTCCCCAAACTGATCTTAGTGAACAGTTGAATACATATGGTGATGCAGAGTCAACAGTATCAATCTCAACTTTAACCAGTACGTTAGAACCAATAGCATTACCAGTTGGTTCAGAACTCATCTGATATGTAAACTGGTTGCCCTGTGCTGACGTTACAAGGAAGGATCCGTTATATAAATTCGCATCTGCTTCAGTAGGACCCGTGACCCCTGAGATATTGACCGCGACCCCGACAGAGAAACCGTGATTAACAGGATTATCTTGAATGTCAACAGTAAACGCAGTCGCTGTTTGTCCGTTTCTGATAATTTGTGAGACTCTGAATTCATCTGAGATAGGTCCAACTATTCTATTTTCTTCTACTCTTGCCTGTATCTGGTCTTGTGCAATGTTACCAGAAGTATCAGGAATTGTTGCATATGCCTTAGAAATCTTTTGGTAGTAAAGATCTAGGTCTGTAGTGTTTGCATACTCAAAACAAGTTATCTTATGATGTGAGAAGTTAGGTGCAATAGTGTCAGTAAGTTCTGGTCTATAATATACACCGTTGTTATCTCCATCAAAGAATGACATCTGCCAGAAATAACATCCACCAGTCAGTCTGAATATAGCAGACGTAGACGGTTCGTTAGCAGAGGAGATACCTAATGATGCTTGTGTTGTGGGATATGGTACATACTTAGGTACAATTTTTGTACGTCTTAAGTCAGATCCAACAACAGAAACACCTCTTGGGCATATAACTCCACCGTTAACAGAGTTAAATTTATATAAGATATTATTTGAGGAAGTTAAGTCAAAGTTAGAGTTTTCATCAAATGGAGTGATCTCTCCAAATGTAGCAACCCCAGGTCTGTTGTCTATAACATACTCTGAGGGATATAGGTAGATACTAAATGCGTCAAATTCGTCATTACTTAAACCAACTCTATATGAAAATCTTGCTACTTCTAAAAAGGCACGTTGCAACGTCTTAAAAGGTCGTAACGCAGAGTTACCTCGGTTGTCATACGCATCCGACGCATCGAAGTCGTCAGGGTTGACGTATATAATACGACCAGTCCTCGACGTGATGATATTTTTAAGACGAGTTAATGCCATCTAGGATTTCCTTCTGTTTATATTTAGTTAGGGTGCAGCACCACCGCCACCGCCACCACCAATTCCACCTGCGGGAGGAACGTAATCTACGATGCTGTAATCACTTACTGTGTTAACAAATCCATTCACTTGTGCACTCATATCTGCACTTGAAGCATATACAATTAAATGTGATCCAGGTCCTATAATTAGACCTTTATGTTCTGCTGTTGCGTTAGCACCAATAGCAGTATCATAGTAAAGATAATCTCCAGTTTCTACATCAGTTGCAGCAGTTACACTACTTACTGTTGCTACTGCTCTTGTAGGTCCTTGACCAGGAGGTGTATCTGGGAATGTATCAGAACTCGCAAATGCAGCAGGTGAATCATTATCAACAAATACTTTTAACTTACTTGTAGTTGTATCCCAAGAAGTTACATATCCGAAGGCACCTGCTGTTACAACACCAACAGTCTGTGATGCAGTACCAACTGTAAATGTATTACCAGTCACAGGAGTTCCAACTACATCATATACAAATACTTCTGAAAAAGTAGGATCTGGGTTTACATCAATAGATCCAGAGTATCCTGCCTGTCCTTCAGCATAATAAAATATAGGATCAGGAGTAGTAGCAGAAATTGCAATTTCAATGTATGCAGTACCACCAGAACCTGCTGTACCAACCTTTGTAACACCAGTTGTAAATTCAGTTCCTGGGGTTGGAGTAGCGTTTGTACCCTCATTAACGTCAGAGAATCTAAAAGGTAAACCTGTGTTAGTTGAGTCAGAAATATCAAATCTATATGTTTGATCAATGTTTAGTGAGAATGTGGTCTCAGGAACAACCTCTTGTCCTGATGTTACTGACCAGATAAATCCCGCTGTAAATGTTTTATCAACTGTAATAGTATCTTGAACAACAGTAGTTGCGTTTGATGTACCACCTGTTAATGTCTCACCTGTAACAAAGATATAGAAACCTGCTGAACCCGCTGCTGTTAATGGAGTTACTGTTACACCGTCGTTATGGTTAGCAGCAGTGGTTCCCATTTGTCCACGAACAACTGTAACGTCATTACCAGAAACGTTAGTTGCTTGCAAAATTTCATTACCAATGACAATGTATGAACCAGAAAGTATGGCAGCACCATTGGTTACAGTCAAAGTTGTGTCTCCTGACGCGAATGTACCACCCTCGTTAATAGTTGTGGTAGTTCCTGACGGAGTGTATGCTGTTACGTATTGACCTGGGGTATGTGCAGCAGGAGTTGTACCAAAGGTTCCACGTGTGATTGTCAAAACTCCAGGTCCTGTAGTTCCAGAGTTAAATGCAGCGTTAGTGACAGTAACTACCTCGGCAGATGCAGTTCCGTCAGATAAGAATAGATAATCGTTAGCATTAATGTTTGTGGCAGAAGTAACAGGTACTGAGGTAACACCAGTTCCCATATTTGCCATCTCAATGTTTAAACCAGTAGTAGATGTTCCTCTGAATGTCGCAGTCAGTCCAGAGACACTACCAGTTATTGTTTCACCACCTTGGAATGTACCCGCATTTTGTGCTGAGTCAACTCCAATATTACTTGTGGTTGCAACTTTTACTGAGTAAGTTGTAGTGGTTGTAGTTTTTACAACGTCAGCAAGTTTTGCTGTAAAATTACTTTGAGCACCTGAGATTTCTAAACCTGGGGTTGCGTCTCCAACAGTTAATCCTGGGGTTAGTGCTAACTTGTACTTTGTTACTACATTACCTTTTTGAAATTTGTATGTATTAGCATCAAGAGTAAGTTCTTGAGTGTAATCTTTATGTGCCAGTCTATACGTTCCTGCTGAACCTCCACGGTTACATATATGAACTACACCTGATGTAGTGTCATTAATATCTGAACTGTATAAGACTGTATTTGTAGTTGCAGACGGTGCTACCGCTGCTAGTCTTCCTGCTGTCATTGTTTAGTTACCATCCTGCTGCGAAATGTTGTTGTAATCTAAGTCTGCCACCTAGATCAGGTGCCGAAATTGGACCACCGAACGAAACACCCAATGTGCCTACGTTTGCTGTTGATAGAAGTGTAGCATCTGCGTCTGGAAACTGAATGGTTTTAGTTCCTGTGATGTTACTTAGATCAAGGTTAATAATCCTTTGATCATCTACTTCATCAATTAATTTTAATCCAACAATAGATTTGTTGTATAAAACCTGTGATGCTTGCGTAGCAACTAGAGTGTTGTTTGCAAGTATATTTGTATTTAGGTTAGTTGCAGGGAACTCATATTTAAGAGTAGTAGCACCCGAAACATTTGTTAAGTCAAAGAAAATACGAGCAGTTAAATCAGCACCATTAACAAAGTAAGGGTCTGCATAGTTTTTGTTCGTAAAGTTTTGAGTTGCGTCAATACCTGCTACTGTAAACGATTGATCAGGAAATGTTACTGTTCTGTCTGTAGTAACGTCACCTGATGCAAAAGTAACTTTAGGTGTTGGATTATTTGGATCACCCGATGCAATATCAGATATTGAAGGGTTGATCAAATTCTTGTTACTGATGTCTTGTTCAGTAATAGTATCTATCAGAGTTGACTGTGATGCAGATGTTCCATAGTCAGGTAGTCTGTAGATGTGTTCTACTGGTGCTTCCCAAGAGTCAGTTTCAAACTTTGCTATTTTTCCTGCATTAGACGAACCAATTATCTGTAAGTTACCATCCTGTATGATGATAGTCTTATTTGATATTGTTTGTGCTGTATCGTTACCTATAAGAGTTGTAGATGTAAAACTTCCTGTGTTAGGTAAAGCAAAGGTACGAATACCTGCTCCTGTTGACACATTAGAAATTTCAAACTTTGCTCTTTTGTCTGGGTTTTGGTCGTCTGCTAAGAAAAAGTTAACGTCTGTAAGTTCTGTAGGTCCATTCACTAAAAATTTCCCAGAACCTTGAGGTCTGAGATCAATGTTAACATTGGATGAAGTTGTGTCACCTGCAATCAAACGAATAGTTGCTGATCCGTCAGCATTATTCTGCTTCCTGTAGTACATAGATGATGTACCGAAAGCAAGTCCTATCTCGTTATATGCGTTCTGGTATAGTCCAGTGTCCCTATCCAAATCGAAGGATAACCCTGGCTGAGACTGTGATCCCGCACTTACACCTTTAAAAAGTTGGTTTATCCTTGCTTTTCTATTTGGTATTAGAGGATCGGAGATAACAACGGGTAGAATCGCTTCACCAGTCAATACCTCGTCTGCCAGAGTTTCTAATTGCGAAATTCTTTTTGTTCCCACAGCACTCTAGGCGGTATTTGATACAATCTTATTTATACAAGTTCTAGATCAGTCTTCTCGTATGCAATATTCAGCAGCGTGAGGATTGTCAAACCCCTTCAAATCTTGTCTCGCTTGTTTAATAGCGGTGTATGCGTCTTCTGCATATTCACAGATTTCGTGATGAATATATTGGGTATCGTGATACCCGATTGTGTAATGATTCATTAGATTAATGACATTGCGTGTTGAAGTTCTTTTGCGTGATTGAGTTCGTCTTGTGCGATCTCTGCAATCTTTTTATCTTCTGGATGATATGCTAGATACTTTGTATAAGTTTCAAATGCGTGCTTCTCAATTTTCATATTAATATCATACGCATTTAAAGGATCTATGAAATAATATGCAACCATAGTCCAATAATAAAATAGAACTAAGTGTTTGGCAAAGAATCTGTCAATCCATTTTTCATCTCCACCTCTACGTTCCATCTCTTCAAGATGTTCTGTTTCATTTAATGATTGCCAGAAATGTTCTTTCATAAGATAGATGTGTTCATCACCCCTAAGTCCTAATGACTCTTTAAAGTGTAAAACACTTATAAAAGAAAAATAGGGTGCACGAGCAATAACCTCTAACACCCAAAATCTTTGTATATCTCTACCCCTATACAAATAGTCAAGGATAGTTATTGTGAAGTCTAAAACAAATGTGTTTAGTTTTTTCATTAGAATATTGCCTTAAAAATAAATTCTTTAGATAAAACAGGATCACCTAGAAGTTCTAATTGTAGACCATCAGCATCTACGAAGAGATCGTCTTCCGCTTCTTTTCTACAATGCTGCCAGTAATATGTTCCATCTTCTCTTCGATATAAGTAAGAAGTGTTGTGTGAATCGAGGGTGAACATTGCGATGCACTTTTGTTTATGTTGCCAACAGGGGTCTTCTGCTCGTTTTTCATATTCAGTCACGTTGCCTCCAATCATCTGATCTTTTGTTTTTAAACCATTCTGCTATATCGTCTGCCCCACTGAAACCCCTTCTATGTTTCCTTGGATCGGAGTCTCCTATATCCAAGTACTTAAGAAAAGTTGAATCGTCATCTGTCACTAATCTTCTTGCTTTACTCAACATTCCTCTTGCTGATGTATTACTTTTTGATAATTTTTCTGCCCATATCATATCATCTAGACTTACTTCTTGTTTCGCTGCAATAGATTTGCAGATGCCTTCTAACCGAAGACGATAGGCAGTTGATAACATAAATTAATAATGTATATTAATTTTATTTATCTGTTAGATATTTGTTCAATTAATGTGTCAATAGATCCAGACATACTGCGGTACCCCGTTCCTACGTATAATTGACCTGCAAAAACAGATAATGTAGCAGCACCCCAAAATAAGTAATACCACCTAGACTTCACTTGTGCTCTTACTTTTGTTACTTTGTCACGTTTCATAAACAATAAATAAAAATAGAATTAGGAAAAGACCTATGCTTTAAACCTTTGTTCTATATTATATCATATAAAACTGAATTGGAGCAAAACTATGTCGCATAATATAATATCATACAATCAACTCAATTCTTGGGATAACTTATCTGAAGATCTCAGAATATCAGAGTATTATGATTGCTTAGTAGAATGTAACGATGATCAAGGAACGTGTAAACGTTATTGTCGCTCCGTTCTAGAAAGATAAACTAAAAGAGGTCGCTAGGGACCTCTTTTTTTATTCTGGAAATTTTAAATAATTTGTATGTTCGACAGTTTTTGCTACGTCGAGCATAGCGTCTCTGATATGAGGTTGTTGACCTGTTGCTTGGTAAGCAAGATTTTGTTGGTCGGTCATTGACCATCTCCACTGGTGCATTTCATTACAATACCACAGTTGTATTTGCATATGTTTTCTTTGTAAGTTAATAGGGAATTTCTTCTTCACACTGAATCAAATGTGCATCTAACTCAAATATAATTGGATGACATAATTCTTGAATGAGATAAGAAGATGATCTATAAATCTCCTCCATTGTACACCAAGAATTTTTATTTGCCAAATCTATTGTTTGGGAATCAGGATTTTGTATTTCGTCGAAAGTGAATGCTAAACCGTTAAGATAATAAATTCTACACAATCCTATTTTGACGACGTAACGGAAGTCGGAATAGATGCGGTACATTTGCTGAACAAGAAAGGACCTTTTTTGGAACCCCAGAGCAACTCTCCCTCTTCATCATACCCTTTATCGTCAGACTCAAAGGAATCTTTAGTTAAAGTTATTGTAGAAACAACTACACCTCTGCCATTGTGGGCATTAGGTTCGTTTTTACCTATCCAACCCCTTTCACTTTCTGTGAAGATTAGACTAGGCATTTTTTTATCAGCGTTAAATGTTTCTAATAGTATGTGATCTTTTTTAGAAACGACGTTATGTGTTCTTTCACGATACACTTCACCGTTCCAGTCATACCACTGTTTTGATGATAATCGTCCTTCGTCATTGAAGTACCACAGGTAATGGATATATGCGAAAGACGATGGCCACATCTGTGCTTGTCTTAAATTATGCCAGTGGTGAACCAAGAGATCCAGAAAAGGTTGTTGATCCATCGTATATTTTATATATTATAATTGCTCCTTGAGTTCACCTAATGTTTCAGTCACGTAACTTTTGACTTCTGCATCACTTGGCAAGGTAACACCAGGTATAGGGGGTGGTGGACCTGTCATTGGTATAGGTGGAGTCTCTAATGCTTCTACCTGTAATTGTCCGTCAGGGATTCCATTCATTAGGATATTCCCTTTGTCTCCTTCTACAAGAACTGTTTCACCTCGTTCAACAATTTTAAAAATGAAACTTAAGTTCTCAACTGCTTCTTCTTTTGTAATTCTGATCATAATTTGTAATGTCTTCTGTTAGGTTCTACACCTTCTTGTATCATTGTAACTGCGAGAGTGAAGAGATCACCACCTGATTCATCAAAATTGTAGGTGATAGTCTCTTCGTGACCATCGCTGTCTTTGTATTTTACTTCACGTTTGGTAAAATCTATCCAAACATAATCAATGTAAGTTTCCATTAATAACCATATAAGGTAGTCTTCACTAAACATTTTAACTTAGTTCAACATAATTGGCAACCCAAAAATTGTTGTAGGACCTGCACGACATCCGAAAGATGCTTTACCTGCTGTTACACTATATCTTACAGTTCCTAAACCCACAACACTATTTGTTATAGCACCTATACCTTTAATTCTTTCTGTAATAACTGAAGGAATACCCGCACCAATACCAATAGTTGCTTTAACAGAACCAACTGTACCTTTCATAGTCTCAACAATACCACAAGGTTTTGTTAATCCTGCGACAGCACGTAGATGGAAAGCAGGTAATAATGATCCTGTTAATCCTTCACTCTGTAATACAACATCAGGACCTTTAATCATAGTCAATCTACCTGTGATAGCGATTGGAATTGGATTTAACATACCAATCATTGTATAGATCTGATTGTTTACAAAATTAGTCTGCCAAGCACACTCGTTGATGATCTCACCAGATATAGAGTTCATCATTGCTGTTGCTTTATTAGTGATACTGTTTGCATCAACTTCAAAATCACCAATAGCAGTTAGGGTAATATTTGCTGCTTGAAGTCCCCAACTTCCTTGATAGTTTACTTCGTGGTCAGCAGCAATAACTTGTGTAGATTTTGCTTGATTCTCACCTGGTGTGTCACCGTCATAATTTTCGTCAAGAACATCACCACTACCTTCTTCTATACCAACACCATTAGATTGGTGTGTATTTTGTGATCCACCAACCTCTATGTTAAAATCTCCATTTACTTTTAATGTGTAATCACCTTCAATAGTTACACACCTGTTGCCTTTGATATTTAAACATTCATCTCCACCAATAATTTTGGTTTCATTTCCAGGTATATTATAATGTGTATTACCAAAACTATCAGATATTCTAGTTTGTCCACCTGTATCTGAGACGATAGTTTTTTGTTTACCTTCGTTATTATCTTGGATAATAGATGATCCGTTCATAAATGATTGGATCTCCATATCATAAGACTTTAAGTTTTGATACATTTCGGTGATAATATCACCTTGTGTTTTTGGTTTACCAGTTACAACATCTATACTAACCTCTCGCATCATAAACTCTGGAGGTGACTCACAGGTACTAGATCCCCACAATGGCAACCAGAAGTTCTGCTTTGATTTTCGTATTTTTCTGCCACAATTCTTTTTCTTGAGAAGTGACATAATAAGACCAAGAATCAACTTCACGATATTTTGGAAGTTTAACTTACTAAAGTCCATTTGGAAGATACTGGTAATCTTTCCTACTAATGCTCTAAACTTACCAATAGCGTCTCTTGCTGTAGCGATTGCAGAAACAATAACATTAATAGTTTTTCCTATCTTTTGTAGACCTTCTTTGATTTTTCCCATTATGGCACCTACTGCACCACTGATAGCAGTTGAAATACCATCAAACACTTTCTTTACGACCATATTTGCCAACGATTTAGCAAAGTCAGCGGTATTACTAAATGCAGATCGAATAATACCTAGAATATGAGACGCTTCAAACATACAGAATATATTAAATAACATACCTGCAACATCCATTAGAGTGGTAATAATACCTGTAGGAATTACGTTACTGAGTAGTGATTTTAGTTTACCTATCACAGACTCAATAATTTTTGCCATTACCTCTTTCATCCAAGACATAATGCCTGAGATACCATTAGCAATCGCTAAGTTAATACCTGACATTGCTTTACTTAATATCTTATTATCTACTTTCTTTCCTGTAACAATAGAAACTAAATTACCTAGAGGATCTACTGCTAATGTTGCTGCAAGATTACCTGCTTCTTTCAACATCCTTTCTAAGTCTGTCTCAAAACCTGATCCCGCAGGACCTGCTGCTCCATCTGCAATACCAAATATTGAAGTTGGAACGACCAAAGGGTTTGAAGCATAATGTCCTTCAAGACCTCTACTTAAAATACCAAGTAAACCTCTATCTGTTGACTCTCCACCATCTGAGTTAGAAGGTTGTTCTCCTGTTTTGTTAAACTGGTTTCCACCTGCTACTTCCTGACCTGATAAATCTTGTGCTTGTACAGGTAATTCTTTTGCAAGTTCTCCATCTGCTATTACAGTTTTAGAAACTTCTGAGTCTTGACCACTTTCATTCGTCTTAAATCCTCTAAAAGAACCTATAACAACTGGTAGTTGTGCTTCCTCTCCATCTAAGAAAAATCCTAGAACCTGTGCACCAACTTCCAATGCTGTAGCAGTTCCTGTATTTTTTATACCTGCTTGGTCTGTAGGCAATAGAACTGTTGCCCAAGGTAATGACTTAGTAGGAACTGTTGTCAAGTATGCTTCTTTCGCTTGACTACCTGTGTACCATCCTAAGATACGAACACGAACTCTACCAATCTCTTGTGGATCTTCTTTATCCTCGACTTCTCCGACCCACCAAGTGAATCCGTCGCGACCCATCACATCAGTTTTACCTTGTAAAGCAGTTGCTGCCATTGTTAAGTTATCCTCCGTTTTTATTTATGCGTAGGAAATCCATCCTGTAGCGATCATTTTTTCTTCGGGTGATGTAAGACCGTGATGAACGTGAGTCCAATCTGCTGGCCAAAACACTGTTAAACCTTTCTCAGGTTTTATTTTTTTATCTTGATGTACCCAGTATGTTTCACCACCTTCATTAACTGTATTTAAGTAAGTCATCCAAGCAAGATGTCTATAGGATGCAGTCTTACCAGACCCAATTCTTTCACAATGAGGGCGGTGATAACCACCTGTATTTGCAGGATACCATTGTATATTGAATGGTTCATTCAATTCAACGGGTGCCATACAAGCGTACGGGAATCTTTCAAGGTATTTATCAAGAACTGTTTGAAGTTCTCCTAAGAAAATACGAACTGCCTTCTCATTGAGGAAGGGAGGTATTGCCATATCAACAGACTTCTTGATGGTAGGGTCTACACCATCAGAGAACTCTCCATTAACCTTTTTAAGATAAGTACAATTATCCCAAAATTCCAGTAAATTGTCAATAGTGAGATCACTTATATGATCTCCATAGATAAAATCAGTCGTCATACACTAAGCATTCTGGTTCATCAGGATGTTGATCACAGAATAGTTCTAAAGCGTTAGGGTCGTGATGATCTCCTGCTTCGATCTCTTCTTTGTGATGCTCTGCATACTCTTCTAAATCGTGAAGTTCCACCTTTGCGTGCCTACGTGCAGCAGGTGATGTCATAGGATTTTCAATAATGTCTTTGTCGTGTTGAATGTGGTCTTCTATACTTTTCATTGTTCGATACTGTCCTTTGCTAAGTTTAATTTTGTTGTGATCTCAGGTGCGGACCATTTGTGTTTCACACCTATCACAATATAGTTCCCAGAATAGGTTTCGTCAAGTTCCAAACGTTCAGACTGATCTTCAGATTGAGACTTGGGTATCCTAATGTTAACTATGTCACCTGCATCTATGGAAATATTTCCAGGGACTGTTATATCTAGTCGAATAGCGTTTAACAGTTGCCAACGTGATGCAGAATATGCTGAACTTGTAACAGTGTCAAAGTTCATATTTGACGATGAACCTTCTGGGTTATCTGAGTTTTGAGCATTCTTCATACCTGGAAGTGCTCTTATTTTTATACGAGTAGGTTTCTCTTCTGAGAAATATTCGTCGTTTGCTCTGTTAAAGGGGAAGTCACTATTAAGAGTTTGTGCTAAATCAAATACTTGTCTAGCACCAAGATTGACTGGAGGATTTATAGATCCCGCAGGTGATGTGTCCTCTGCCCCTGTTTCTGCTGTGCCACCATTAGTAGGTAAATTACCTTCAGTTAATGCGGGCAATAGTATTCCAATAACAACATTACTATATAATCCTTTACGCATCCTTTCTAGATGATTGGCACGATCTGGATAGTTCACTGTTTCTATATTATAAAAGTTATTTGCATTATCTGTGAGATTAGATTGCACGTAAGTAAATATTTTTGGTGCTTTTTGGGTTGGATTTTTTTCAGAACACAAGTAGTCCATTGTTGCAAAATTCATACCCTTACGTGTTTGCCAATACATATATCCAGGTCGTTTAGACTCGGAACCAACGATCTTATCTGCAAGATAAGAAATCACGTCATAAGGTCTCCAAGATGTAGATATAAAATTATAATTACCTGCTGACTTTTCCCACATATTATGTGTAGTCTCTTTTAAATAACCTTTCTCAACATCTTCAACGGTAGTAGATCCTGGTTGATCTTCAAATGATTTAAAAACACGATTAGTTTCATTCAATGCTGTGCTTGGTGATGTAGTGTAAATTATATAAGTCTGTGCACGTTCTGCCTTTGTAACACTACCAATTTTATATACTTTTTGTATAATTTCTAATTCCTCTTCACCTGACGAATCAGTTTTCATAGTAAGTTTAACATATTCATTACCCTGCAATTTTGATGATAAATCTATAGTATCGTAAATTGCTATCTCCATTCTCATTGTAGGAGAATCTATAGATGACATAATATTAAATGCAGAACACAATCCAGTAAGATCAAAGGCATTTTCACCATTGAAACTTAATTGAGACAAATCTTCCCTAGGAGAAAAGTCTTTTGGTTGTATAACAAGACCAAACTCCTGTATCGTATATCCTTTTGGTTGAGTTGATTCTGACATTAGAAGAAGTTACTCGGTGATGTATTACTTTCGGTCAAAAATCCAAACCTACTCTGAATATATGTATTGACCTCATCCTCTTTACTTGGGAGAACAATTTCTTGACCTGCTCCACCTTCTTTTGTCTGTACAGGTCTTTCTATTACATCTAAAACTATAGTTTCTATGTTTGAGTTCATTGCAGCAGACTCTAACATTGCTTCTCCTTCGTTAACAGTATCTGTTAATGTTGATAACATTGATCCTGTGTCACCTTTACTACCAATAATTAATGCTGCTTCTAATAGTCTTCTCATAGCAAGACCAGAATCTTTACGAGTATCTGGTGTGTCTATAGGAACTATCATCTCTGTTCCGTGACCTACAAATCCACCTATTGATCTACTTACCACAGGATTGAATCCTACAGGATAACCTGATTGTGGTCCACGTATAAGTCCACCTTTACTCATACCACCTTTCAAACTCTCAAGCACTGATAAGGTTTCTTTCCAACTTTTAGTGTCTTTAGTTACTGCATTCTCACTTGCAGGTATTTCATCAAAGAATCTTGATAGATTTGCAGCAAATTGATTTACATCTATTTGTTCACCCAAGAACTCTTGGAAACCCGCCATATTCTTCAATTCTTTAAAGATCAGATCTTGACCGCTAGGATTGAATTTAAAAGTCTCAGGGTCTTTACCCATATTCTTGACTGCTTGCAAAGCAGAACTCAATCTTATACCATAACGACCTAACTCTGCACTTTCACCATATTCTTTAACTAAGTCTGCTAGAGTTCTGTTAATCATAGAAGTATCAATACCCTCACCAAATTCACCATCTACTTTATCATATTTGAAACCTGGTTCAACAAAATCACCTAAGAAATTAGTACCTTTTAATGGATATGAGTTACTTCCTTCTTTATCAACACTAAAGTTTGTTCCTGATCCTGTAGATGAATTTGTTGTGGTTACTGTGTCGTCGTCTTCACCTCCACTACCTGTCACCCACATTAACACTTTTGTTAGACCGTTTAATAAACTAATTAAAGGTTGAAATGCAAATTTGCCCAAGAAACCTGCAATTTCCATTATCTTAGGCATATGTGGTTCTATGAAATCAAGAACTTTATTTGCTACTTCTGCATATTGTTCAAAAAATTTCTTTATTGCATCACCTACTGGTTTTAGAGTTTTATTGATCCACGCACCTACTTTTGAGAAAAATTTCTTTATTGGTTCAATAATATTTTTTACAATAGGACCAATATACTTACCTATGTGTTTTCCTAAGAATCCACCAAGAAGATTACCAATAGCACCACCAATTCCAGGTAATAACTGATTTCCTAAAGCACCAAGTGCCATAGCACCAGTTGTTGCACCAACTCCTCCACCGATTGCTGCTGATTGTCTATCCTCTTCTGGAATATCCTCATCATTCATTATATCATTATATGCTAGAAATCCTTGTCCTAAACCTAACGCTGCTTGACCAAGAACATTACCACCAAATACTTTTGCTAAATTAAGAACACCTTGACCAACAGTTTTAAGCATACCACTGAATGCTTTTAACATTGATGCAGGATTCTTTAAGAATGCCAATCCTGCTCCAACTAAACCTACCCCTGCTAATAACTTAACTGCACCTGCAAGTCTCGTCATAAAGGGTTTACCTTCACCAAATAATTGATTCCAAGATTTACCTATCCAACTAACTATCCCTGATACTACACTCCACAACCCTTTCACTATTATTCCCAGTCTATTCATTATCTTCGATAATTTTTTCTGGTTTTCGTCTTTACCTAACCAGTCTAAAGTGCTGTAAATTATCAAATTCTTAAATAATTTACCAAGATTTCCCAAAAATCCCGAACCACTTTTACCTAATAATGCACCAACAGCAAAACCTAGAGATCCTTTTAAAAATCCCTTTGCGTATTTCATAGCATTAGACTTATCTCTTGCAAGTTGGTTTTTTCGCTCTTGTTCTTGCAGTTGCTGTTGCTGTTGTAATCTAGTTGATAATATTGCAGTACCTATACTATTTACAGTTGCTCCTAGGGAATTAATTGCACTAATGGTCGTGGAGAATTTAGAACCCGTTACTGTCTTATTGCCAATAGTAACCGTCGCACCTTTGTCCTCTGGAGGTGTAATAAATTTATAGAATCGTATTGACTTTTGTTGTGCCATTAGTAAACTGTTGCCTCATTCTCTTCAAACTGAACGTTTGTCTCATCACCCACAGTTACAGTAGGTGTAACTACAGGTTGTATGACCACTGCACCTCCCTCTGTAGTATATGTTTTTTCATTGACCAAATCGTCTGAATTGGTTATATTCTCACCAGTATTTATTGTCTCTGGGTCAACATTATTCTTTACAATTTCATTTTCTTGTTTTGCAGGGAATATATCTGGATATAACTCTGCAATATCTAATTGATTTTTATTATATCCACGTTCAACCTTATGGTTTGTAAATGCTTGTAATAAAAGGTATGTAGATTTTGATGTTAAATTTTTAGGACCACTTTTAGTTCTGGAACTACTTTTATATTTTCTAGCATCCATCAATTCACCTATTTTATCACCAGGTTTTACTCTAGTGTGATAATTAATTGTAGGTACTATATTTCTATATCCAATATCCTCATTTCCATCATCACCTTCAATAATCATTCCTCCTCTTCTATGATCACTCGAAGATTTACCTTTCTGGTATCCCCATCGACGTACTTTTCCTGCTTTCATAGCAAAAACAGGTATTGGAAAAGTTTCTGGGTCATTTGGTCTTATTATTCTACCACCTTTTAATCCTAACTTATCTTTTTCAGTTCCTCTACTATAATCTAGAAATCCATTTGGTAAAGGAAAAACTGGAGGAAGTAAAGCAGTTACACTTTCATTTTTTTGTGCTTCTTGTTCTATTTTTTGTTCTAACAGTTTTTGTTCCTCTTTTCTTATTTCTTCCTTTTTCCTCTCAATTTGTTCACCAATAGTATATCTCCAATTCCACGCTTTATAGTCCTCACCCTTTTGTTCTGCTATTTTTTCTAATCTTTCTAATTTTTCATTTTTTAAATCTATACTTATCTCAGTGTTTTCTACTCTTCTGTTTATTTTATCTTCATCACTGCCTATGTTGAATAAATTTGCAACTCGGTTCATCTGCTGTTTACCCAATCTAACCAACTTTTTCAAATCATACAACGCTTCTTGAAACCAAGGTGAATTAATCATATCAACAATTTTTTCAATACCTGCATCTACTAGGGGTTTAAATATTTCTTTCATCTTGGCGAAAAGTGGTGCCAATCCATCTTTCCATAGGTCAGCAAACGCTTCTGACACTGGTTCAAAAAGTGCCTTGAATATCTTAAAGTACATACCAAATGATCTCTTAATAGGTTTGAACATTGGTGTAAAAGCATCACCTAAGAACGCACCTATCTTATCTCCTAGGAAAGAACCTAGCATTTGACCAACAATCGGACCAAATGGACCAAGTACAGGTGTAAGTAATGCACCCATAGCAATACCACCAATAGCAGCACCTGCACCACCACCGATAGCATTTTGTAAAGACTTACCTGACGACAATCTATTTGCAAACGAGAAAATACCCGCTAATGCCGACATTCCTCCACCTTTAAGGAATCTACCTGCACCTTTACCAAACCCTTTAAGGAATTTACTTCCTTTCTGTAAAAATCTACCACCCTTAACTTTGGCAAGACGTTTTAAACGAAGCATTCTTTTAGCACGCAATGCTTGTTTTAATTTTCTTTGTTTTATTATTCTTCTACCTTCTGCAAATCTCTTACCTGATCCTTGTTTACCAAATCTAAGAAAATCTACCATTTTCTTTAATTTTTTGAAATCACTTATCAATTTCCACGGTCTTAATATTCTACCTGCTACAAAAAATCCTGCCATTCCACCTATAAATTTCAATGCTCCCATTAAAAAACTGTCTTCAGAAAGTCCATCAAATATTAGACCTACACTCATATTTGTTACTTTATAGAGTGCTTTGAACCAACCACCAATGACTGCCAAACCTATTTGTAAATCATATCTTTTTCCAGGTTGCTCTAAGAAAGTTAATCCTACAAACCATCCCAATGCAGACTTTGCTAACCACTTTAGGGGTTTTAAAAGTGCTTCTAACCACCCCCATTTTTTAGACTCACTTCTAGTTTCTGACTTAACACCACTCTCTACATCTTCCTTCTTTATATTTTTATTGTATGCCTCTTCCTTTTTTCTATCTTCTTCTAGTTGTTTTGCTCTTTCTGCTTCTGCTTTAAGTAATGAATCCTGTTGTCTTGCTAAGTCATCAACTAACAACTGACCAATATCTGCCACAGCATATCCCAACCTATTGATACTAAAAGTCAAGGTCTTAACTGGATCTCCCGCAGGACCACTAGGTGTCGGAGCAAGAAATTTTTTAATCTTTAGTGTTGGTGATTTTGCCACTTACAGTGTTTGATGTTGTGAATTTGCCTGTTTCTGACGTGCTTCTTCCTCACGAAGATGTCGTATGAGCATATTTACATAGACATCCCTCTCCCAAGGCATCATAGATTCTAATTCAGTCAGACTATACTTATGATGTTGCATTAATGCAAAGTTCACTTCATATAGATTCATCAATGTATCGTGTGAGAGGGCTATGCGAAAAAACTTGCCATCCCCTCCAGAACCATCTCACTCTTCTTCTCAGTCTTTGGATTGAAAACTTCAATAGTATGAGATACTTTAGGCATTGATTCAAAAAAGTTTTGCACTTTCTGAAACTGCATATTGTTCATAGTTTCAAAGAAGTTTATGAGTTCTCCTTTCTTGTATGCTTTTGCGTTTTCTACCTCTTCACCGTTGGCAATTTGGTCTACACAATCTGCTGCAAGTTGGAAAATGTCATCAAGTTTAGGATCATCTGCTAGATTATTCTTTACAAATGTATCAATAGAAGGATACTTCATCACGAGTGTGACTTCATCAGTAATTTTTATTTTATTTGTATGTTCTTTTGGAACAACTACTTCTACTTCCTCAAGATTAACTTCTACTTCAACTTGAGTCTCGTTATCATCAGGAGCAATGACTTTAAATTCACTGACTTCACCTACTGACTTAGCACGAATACGTAAGAACAAATATTCAATATCAAATGTAGCAAGTGTTTCTATTTTTTTAACACTCGTACAATTTTTAATAATCTCTTTAACTGCCTTGATCATTTCCTTTTGATCTTGAGATTCCATTGCCATATAAAGCAATTTCTCTTCACGAACTAGGAATGGACGGTATGTTACCTTTTGACCGAACGGTAGGGTACATTCATACTCAGGGACCACGAGGGTCGGCAATGGCATTGGCATAGTTTTAAATTCAATTCAGTATATAGTTATTTAGCACCCTAACGACGGATTACATTCTGATCTATGTAATTACTTGCTCTCCAATCTCCCTGTGATCCTATCTTTGCTTCCATACGTAGTCTTTCAACTCTGAACTGAACATCTAACTTCATCAATCGTGTCTGTTTATTGTCAAATGACATCACACTTACATTAGTAGGGAAACAATTAAATGCAGTCCAACTTGCTGTAACTTTATTTAATCTTGTCTGTCCTATTATTCTCCCTGTAAATGAGTCTGTTGCTCTAAGTATGTCATTAGATCCACCTTCATACTTATCTATGTGTATGTCTGCTGTGTAATCATCATAAAACATTGTTCTATTCTCAGAGTCTCTACTTATAATTTGAATCCAACGATCAAAAACATACCTTGGCCACTGATTTACTGGAACTATGAACTGTATGTTCATCTCTTGTGGTTGTTGGAATGTAGCATACTTTCTTTCAATACCAAAGTTAGTTACACCTCCAGTCATCAATGCTCTTGATGGAATCTTTACTTCATCTGCAAGATAGTCTACAGCATCATTCCACTCATTTAATTCTACTGATCCACCTGGTCCTAAAGTATTAGCAGTATTTGCAAACACAAAACGAGGTGGTTGTATTGTGACCTCGAATAGATTACTCTTCGACGGTCCGTAATTACCTTTTGCTAGAAAATCTTGAAAACCTTTAAAATTTCTCATCTTTTTAGTGCTAACTGCGTTGGCATAGGTTTATCTCTTCCATTAATAGTTACATAAAATTGTTCTAAGGGCATCAAACCTATATCTGCCCAATCAGATTCTGGTATGTCTAATAAAGCACCACGCACTCTATTCCTCAAGTATTTATGCACGGTAAGAGCAAAAACATCACTTGATATAGAATTACCTGCTGCTAATGCTTCACCCATCGCTACACGTTCCTGTGGCATCACATAATGTAGGTTAGCACCCCAGAAATGTTCAGCATCTTCATTCATAATATAAACCAATGGAAACGCATCCCAATGAAACATTTTCTCTTTAAACTTTGGGTTTGGATAGTCAAAGAACACCATCCTACCTACCTGTGGTGAAACATAGGTATTGAGAGCAGTTCTTAACTTGTTTCTCCACCACTGTTTAGTTCTACCACCAGTTTGTTTTGCTTTTATGTCGGTGAAGGTGCTCATACTTGTAACTCTTTCTCGGTTAGTATCATAAATACCATTTGACGATCCTTACAATATTCTCTTGCTGCTTTCCACTTTGCATCATTAACAGCATATGTTCTTACCTCATTCAAATATTTCTTTGTACGTCGCTGTTGTTTCTTAGGTGTCTGTGTCTGCTTAAGAGGTTTGACCTCGATAATAAGTCTCGTCTTCCCCCCAGTTTTGGTCCTTGCTCTGACGTAAAAATCTGGAAAGTAGCGATGAACCCTACCATCAACAGGACTGATGTACGGGATAATAATCTCCTCACTACCCCATTCCTCCACGTTTATATTGCGGTCGCACCATACCATAAACTTTCTTTCCCATAAACTTCTATAAATAATATTAGTAGGATCCCCTTTGTATTTTCCAGGGTAACTTGGTTTGAATTTTCCTGAGTAACTTTTAGTCATAATCAAATGTCATTAGTATATCCGAGATCAGTTCCTGGGAGTTCTCTTTTGCAAAACAGAAGAGATAGTTTCGAGACCAGTTTCGTAGACTATTTAGTAATAAAACACCACTCGTCAACAGATGGTAATCCATATTCTTACATTGGTAACAGTGGTGGATATGGTAGTAACAGTGTGCTTGGTGGTGGTGGAGAAGCAGAAGGTAGTTTAAAAAATACAATTTATTTGTACCTACCACCAAAATTACAAGAACAATACTCTACAAATTATGAAAGAACAACCGTTGGTGCAGCAGGTGTTCAAGCATTAGATGCAGGAGCAACAGCAGCAGCAGGAGGAGACGTAGATATAGTAAGTGCTATTCAAACTACTGCAAAAGCAGCAAAACCTCAGTTTGTTATGGATAAAATTGCAGGTGCTTTAGGTACAATTAATAGTGCACTAGGAGCAAGTGGTTCTAACTTAGATGCTAATAGTGTTGGTGCTTTAGTTAAGAAGAAAATATTTAACCCATACCAAGAAACAACATTCCGTGGTACAAACTATCGTTCACATAACTTTTCTTTCCAATGTCAACCACGTAACAGACAAGAATCAGATGAGTTATATAAGATAATAAACGTTCTCCGTAGAGGAATGTTACCAGAAATGCAAGATGCAGATAAAGCAGAACAAACTGGAGTAACAGAAGGAGGTAATGAGACTGATACTACCCTTGCAGAAGAAGCATTTAGTGGGTCAGCAGCAGGTCGTTGGTTAGGAATACCAGACTACTTTAGACTTGACATCATTCGTATAGCAGGAACACCAAGTGATGATGGTAGTTTAGAACTGAGTGGTGGTTCTCCAAAAGGATTGAAAAGAATTATGCAGTTCCCTACTAAAGTAGTGTTAAAAAATATGAGTATAAATTTATCTCCTGATGGTCCATATAATTCATTGAAAGATGCTTTTGATAGTAATATGGATTACGGTCCTGCTTCTTTCACAATGTCTCTAGTTTTTGATGAGACTGCATTCCTTACTAGAAATTCACTAACAGTGTAATGGCATACTTTAAATACCTACCTAAAGTTTTTGTTAGAAATAAAACCAGAGTCAACGGTTCACAACCATATGAACTGTCTGTAAATATTTTTAGACGTATCAAAATCAGAGATGATTTACAAGGTTCATTACTTGGATTCACTCAGTATGAGATACAAGATGGAACAAGACCTGATCAGGTTGCCTATGAGATATATAAAGATGCAGGTCTAGACTGGGTAATTCTTCTAATTAATAACATTATTAATGTAAATGAAGATTGGCCAATGAATCGTGAAGATTTATACAACTATGTCCTAGACAAATACGGTTCTATCGAAGGAGTAAAGCACTATGAAACAAAGGAGTATAAGAGTCCTAGTCTTGATCTTGTCCTACTTCCTGGTGGGATTACTGTTTCGGAGTCTTACCAATACACGAAACCCGATGGCACCATCCTTCCAAAATCCGAATCTAGATCTTCAGTATCCTACTACTCCTATGAAGCAGCAATAAATGATACTAAGAGAAACATATATCTTTTACGTCCACAATATCTAAATGACTTCATTGCAGAGTTCAAGAAGTTAGCAAGGTATCTTCCTAACATTGAACTAGATTCTTCTAACAATAAGAAAACACAAGGATCTCTTGCTGAAGAATTTATCGGTCTACCCAAGTACAATCGTCCAAGACAGAGCACTGCATCAACAGGTTCTGCATCTGGTGGTGGTTCTTCTACTGCATTAATATCTTCTGGTGGTTCATCAGCAGCGTCGTCAACAACCACGACAACTACATCTACAGGTGTAACATTAAGTACAACAGATTCAAATGCCTCTTCCGCTACAACTTATAATAATACATCATCTACTGACACAAGTTCCTCGTCAAGCAGTTCATCGAGTTCGTCATCAAGTTCATCAAGTTCTTCATCCTCAAGTGGATCAAGTAGTTCTAGTTCTTCTAGTGGTTCTTCTAGTTCTAGCGGGTCTTCGGGATCAAGTGGGGGTGGATACTACGGAGGAGGGTACTAATCCAAACAGTAGTCCAACGCTTTTTTAGCAGTATCTTTTAATCTCGGTCTCTTCCACGAAGCATAAGGAATAGTCACTAAAAATCCCAGAAGATCCGCATCAGGGTCCTCTGGGATTCCTATTGGTTCAACAAAAAATATACCTGCTCTTGCTACAGTTTTCCACTTACCCACATCGACAAATCCCAACCCTCTCAACGCACATTCTAGTTTGAGAGAGTAGCATCCGTCGATTAGTTTCATTTAAAAACACCAGTTATCGTCTTTGTAAATGTAACAGGGAACTCCGTGTTCGTTGTACTCATTCGGTGAGAAGTATGGTCCTCTTCGCCAACCATAGTGATGGTGGTGATGATAATCTCCGTACTCTGGTCTAGGAGCAGGACGATACCAACAGTTCCAACTTTCAAATGTCCTATCAAAAGCACAATGAGAAGGTTCTACTTCAAATTCTCCACTTTTTAATCTAGTGTGTGCTGATGCAACTTGAGGTGTAGCGATTGCTGCTACAAGCATTAAAGGAAAGAGTTTCATAATGTAACTTCATTACCGTGTTCTGTACCTATTCTACCACGAATAAACACATCATATGCAATACATAGTCGCCAGTTTGTAGACTGGTTGCGTTCTGCCCTGTGTACTAACTGTGATGGAAACATCAACAGAGTTCCAGGTTCGGGTAGTATAGAAAATTGTTTAGCAGTTGCAGGAACAAATCCTACTGTGTCTGGTTCCAATGTAGGAACAAAACAGTTCTGATAATGTGCTCCCTTGTTAAAGAACAACCTTCCACTGTCAGGGTTACACATTATATAGTAAACACCACTCATTACAGCGTTGGTATGTGAATGCCAATCACAACTATCTCCAGTTTTATGTGATGCTGCCCAAGATCTTACTATCTCTAGTTCATTTGTAGTCTTAATGAGTAGTGTATTATAGCACCAGTCTTCGATCTGCTTCTGTATCCTGTTGTAAACAGAAGGTAGAAAGTTTAAAATATTTTTTTCTTTTGTAATACTTTTGGTTTCAAACCTATCCCACTCCATTGTATCGAGAATAGAAAGGGTGCCTTCTGGCACCCCAATATTTTCTTCAAAAACAGGAGTTGGAAATAACTCGTGCATCATAAGGGTATCAAACTATTAATCTTCCTCTGCGAGTTTCTGGAAGAAACTTAACGCATCGTCCTCCTCTTCTTTAGCAGCAGGAGTTGTTGCAGACGCAACAGTTTTAGTCGCTGAGAATGATTCAACCTCTTCCTTCCAGTTTGTATTTGGAACAGGGGTTTCTGTGATACTTGGTGCGTGATCGTATTTGTCTGTGTCGAATGACTTTGGTTGAACTGCTTGTCCAAGAACTGCCTTAAGACGTTCATCCAACTGGTCGTAACTTTTGAAATTAGATTCATCAGTAAACTCCTCAAGGGAATAACTGCTGTTATAAATCTCTTCCAACTTAGAATCGTCAAAGTTACCTAGAGTTGATGCTGCATTGAATGATGAGTCATCGTAGTTCCAGTAACCTGCGACCTGCTTGATCTTTAATTTAAAGTCTGCACCTTTCCAAAGATCGAATGGGTTGATCGCGGGTTGTGGATCGTAGTCGTTCTCGTCTGGTTGCATACGTGCTGTAAGTTTATCAAAGATACGCTTACCAAACTTGTATAGAAAGACCTGTCCTTCGTTCTCTGGGTTTAGAGGGTCTTTGATAACATAGATGTTAGCAAAATAGGAAAGTTTTCTTTTTTGTTTACGTGCTATGTCCTTGTCTGCTTCTCTTCCACTATTCCATAGACCAGAATTGTGTGCACAAATAGGACATTTTTCACCTTTGGTTGTAGGACAGTTTTCAATTAACCATCCACCAGGACCTTGAAATGCGTGACTCCAAACCTGTGCCCAAGGTAGATCGCTTGCGTTCTTTTGTGGAACGAAACGAATAATAGCAAAACCATTACCTGACTTATCAACTCCTGGTTTCCATAAACGGTCGTCAGATTGTTTACCGTTGCTGTTCATTTTGTTGATCTCTTTTGTTAGATCAGCAAACTTACCAGAAGATTTTTTTAAACTTGCGAATGACATAATTAGTCTGTTGTTTGTGTGTTGTGTAAAATATACTACCCTATAGGGTAACATAACTATTTAGTTGCGTCAAGTTCCCTTCTCCACGAGTGTAAGCGTTTCTCCATATCTTCTAAGACTTCTTGAATTTGCTTGCCACCACTATAGATTTGAGTCATTTGGTCTATGCGAATCTTGACCTCCGCTGCTTCTTCATCCTCCAATGCCATCAAACATAGTCTACCATAAAAGATCTTTTGTTTAGCAATTAGTTCTAAAGTTTTAACGATGTGTAACTTCTTATCTTCCTTCTTCATCAAAGGAAATCTAACTGACAAATCATACAAATCTTTATAGAGTTGTTGCATATTCTCCAACTCTTCTTTAATTACTTCTGATTCATAGAATGGGTTGGTCATAATGGTAACACTCCTCTGCTAGTTTTCTTTACGTAATTTAATTGCTGTGCATTATATTTAATCTTATCCTTGAGTGGACGAGAAATTAATTTGTTTACAGTTTCAATCTCGATGTCATATTCATCGCAGACAACTACAACTGCATCAATATAATTGGTAAGTCCATTGCTATTTTTAACAACATCCTCTACCATTCCTGAGAATTTCGCTTGTGTCATAAATTTGTCTTTAAATTCTTTCATTTGATTGTAGACATAAAGTCATCGATGTATGATCTGAGAAGGTCATAGTAGTGATCTGGATTCTTTTCAAAGACTTGAACAGTTCCATCTTCTACTGCTACGATCGTGACTATTTTATTGATGGGAACACCACATCTTTCATAATACATAACTGCGTAAGCAGTTTCTTGAACAAAGTAATTCTCAATCCATATTTCTTTCTTAGGTTTAGTTGATGTCTTAAAGTCAATGACAGATAGTTCTCCATCAAACTCTGCTATGCAGTCAACGCGACCAGAAATGCGAAGATAATCACTGAAGAGACAACTCTCCAAAAGGTGTATGTTATTGATCCTATTAAGTTCCTCACGGGAGGACTGAAAAAGATAAGTAGCAAGAGGATTAGTTTCATCGAAAGATACTTCTTCGTTCTTCAAATAACATTCTACCATAGAATGAAACTTATTGCCACGTGATGCAGCAGCAGTTGAAATTTTTGTTGCTTGCTTTTCACCGACACGTTTCCTCCATTTAATAATAGAATCCTTCTTACGATGACTTGTGATAGTCGTGATAGAAGGATACCATTTGTTTTCTGCAACTTCATAGAGTCTTAAACCAGACTTCTTTGTCACAGAATTTATTTCATAGATAGGTTTCGGAGGACCTACAGTTTTAAATACAGTTTTAGAGACCAAGATTCACCTTTGATATTAAGTATTCTCTTACGAGACCTGACCTAACAATGTCATCAATACCAAATTCAACCGTATCAAACGATGGCATTGTCTGCAAGATCTTCATAAAGTCTAGGACTCCATTACGTTCATTGCTCTTAATTAAATCAGATTGTGTGTAGTCTCCTGAGAAAATGATCTTAGAGTTCTGACCCACACGAGTTATTATACTATCTAATTCGTGAAAGTTCAAGTTACTAAACTCATCTACTATGATGACACAATTATCTAATGTGGTTCCTCTGATAAAAGAGGTAGACCAAAATGATATTGTCTCTTGTGATCTTAAGTTATCATATAACATTTCAAATGCAGCATCATCAGGCATCTGAAACATATACTTTACCATATTTTTATATGGTATTTGGTATAGATTTGATTTGTCCTCGTGATCTCCAGGAAGGAAACCAATCTCTCTTGTAGGGACGAGAGACCTTACCATATATACTTTTTCATATGGACTTGTAGGTTCTAATACTTCCTTGAGTGCAAGGTACAAACTAATAAAAGTTTTACCAGTACCCGCAGCACCGTGTAAAACTAAATTCTTTCCTTCAGCATAAGACTTGAAGACTATTTCTTGGTTGTCCCCAATGGGTTCGATCACCTTGAGGTGATCCATATTAATAGGTTTCTTTCTTCTCATAAATTTAGCACTTCTGCTGTTGTTTTGAGAGGTTGTCTTTCGCTTTTTGACAGGCATAATTAAGTGTAGTTAGACAAGTTTGCAGCGGGGTGTTCTGATTGAATCTTCTGCATCACTTCTTTAAATCCATCAGATTGTTTTGGTTTACCATACATTGTTGCAGGTGCTTGATTACCAAAATACCTTTCCATCTCTGGGTGCTCGTCTTTGTATTTATCGAGTTCTGCCATAGACATCTTTAACTCGATAATCTCTCCAGTTTCTTTGTTTTTGAAATCGTATGAGGGCATTAATGTTTACGTAGTTTTTTAGTTTTGTGTCTGATGTATCTGACTTGAACATTAATTAAGTTAAGTCGTGCTCTAATTATAGCATACTTTAATTCTAGTTTCACGTATTCTATAATTTTATAGAACGGATCAAACCCATCGGTGATAGCGATGAGCATTACAACTAATAAAAAAGTATAGAGTGTGTACATTAGTCTATTCTAAGACAGGGTTGAAGGTCTCGCCAGTAATCGTCTTCGGGACAATCACAATCTTGTTGACACCACCCTAATGCTTTAGAAATGGTAGGAAAGTTACAAACAAAATGGTCTTTGCATAACTGTGCAATGTCCATATGCTCTTTCTGTGTACCGTGTCCAGTTCGTAGTTCGATATAGTGTATCCAAGAACGAAGTGAACCTGTCATATAGATACGAGTCGGTGTTGCCAATGGCAATACAAATCTCGCACATTCTTTTGCCACACCTTTCTTTAAGAGCATAGCATATACATCTTGAGCATCTTTAAATAACTCTTCAACAATGTGATTCATCTTACGTACTTCATCAGGGTCAAGATCATCAATAGAATTTTGACGATTCTTATCATCCTGACGACGTAGATCTGGTACAGGAATCTTATCTGTCAACAGATTTGTGTCTGCATATCTTTGAGAAAATTCCTGATAAGTAAATGAACGATGCCTTAATATTTGTGCAGCGATTGCTCTTGTTGTATTAATTTCAAGAGTCATTGTTGCTTGCTCAAACACAGACCAGTGACCGTGCTTAATACAATACTCTAATAGTTTTTCAACTTTAGGATTGTCTTGGTTATTAGGATTAGATACTCTTGCGATGTATCCTATTGTCTTCTCAGCATCAGGTGTTGTGCTTACTAAGCAAACTGATGCGTGAGATAAGGGTTTCATTGTACTTGTCATTGACGAAAACATCTAGCGATTATAAGGATAGCAAATGATTGGATGTAATTTATAGTTGCCAATCCAAACAGAGTTGGAGCAACAAAGTTCCACGCAAACATTAGAACTAGAGGTGTCAAAAATACTGTGCCAATAAATTCACCAACTTGTTCTGGTGTTACTGTAACCTTAGTATCCTTTGGAGGTTCTTCCTCTGGTTTTTTAGGTTCCTGTATCTTATTGACGGTGTAAATCGTCATCTTCTTTTTCTTTTGTTTTTGGTCTCCCTCTTTTCTGCTTCCTGTTGGTTTTTCCATAATTTAGGGTTGACTATACCTTGTGATTGTCTGAACCATTTGAAGTCCTTCTTATACTTATCATAATAATAGTCAAACATCTCCACTTGAGACTGCGGTATGGCAATATCATAACATTCCTGCCCATTTTCTATGTAATGAACAAGATATGCTGTGTATGGTAATGTTTTGTCGTTAGCATCAGCAACCTGACACTTCTCTTTTAGGACGTTCAATGTATTCAACTCCGATTACCCCACTGAATTGTAGGGAATGCTTCTTGGACAACTGCTTTAGTAATTCTATAGCGTTTGCCAAGTAGTTTGTCTTTTACAAGGCATAAAACCTTTGCTTCATCTTCGTGTAACCCTTCTAACATTTGGATAAACATATTCTCTTTCTTCATAGAAGGAAGATTGTCTGCTCCACCCTTAATAAAGTAGTAGAATTTACGTGCTTCTTTCTCAAGAAGTGTATGTTCTGTACCCATAGGTGCAGGGTTTGGTCTGTAAGGTACATCACCTTCTGGTAATGCTGAAACTACAGAGTCATCGTAGTTCCATATGAATAGAGAACGTAGTGCTTGACTATTATTCTCTTGAAGGATTTTCACCTTCTGTGATTTTGTCTTTGCATTGTGTGCTTTCTGCAAAATCTCTGCAATAGTAAGTTTCATAACTTAAAAATAGTTTACTGCTGACACTAAGTCATTCAATTCATTCTCTTCAAAGTAAGAAGAGAGGTCGCTCCTGTTAGCAGGAACTAAGGATTCATATGTATCTATAATCTTTTCACTTACGTCTTTTGGAATATACTCAAAGTCAATTAGTTTACGATTACGTTCATACTGATCCATAAGTTCTGGTGTAGTACAGAAGTCTTCTGGACTTTGCGTAGACCACTTTGCAATTAATACTTTGCGTAATGGTTTCTGTCTGCGTCCTTCAACCAAGCAACTATCATCAGATAAGAAGTTTGGAATACCATCAGATCTATCACCCTTAAGGATGTGCTCTGAGATATACAGTTTAGGGTCTAGTCCTTCTACCCATTTCTTAAGACAAGGATTGTATTGATCTACATATCCATATCTTTTAAGTTGAATGAAGTCTTTATCTCCAGAGAGTATTAAAGTCTTCACTGGTGGTTGCATATTGTTTTGCAATCTTATGTTTGCAAGACCTTGTTGTTTACAGAGAACAGCGATGATGTCATCTGCTTCTGCACCCTCAACCTCTACAACTTTGTACGGTAAATGTTTTAAGAACTCTGCCTTAAGTTTATTAAGGAGTTCAAAAATATTATCCCAGTTATGTTTAGACTTTTCTCTGTCACGTTTACGTGTACCCTTATAGTGAGGGAACTCATCACGTCTCCAGTAATGTCTGTTGTCATAACAGAGAACAAATTCTCCGTACTTTTTCTTAAACTCTGACCTATAGTTAAGCAGAGAATTAAGAACCATATGTCGGACTAAACCTTCTTGTAACTTCTCAGTCTGTGAAAGCGAAACCATAAGGTTTGCTATCATCACCTGATTCATATCTACAAGAATCATTTTTAGTCATCATCTTCGTCATCTATTATATCATTTTCTTCATTCAAACGCAAGTACAGTAGTTCTTCGGGGTCTACTCTGCCATCATCAGTCAGCATTTCTGGGTGAATAACTGCTTTTGCATACGCTGCACTCTCAAGATAAGTGTCAACATAATCTTTTACATACCAAGCAATAACAGCACCCATCAGGAACGCTCCTATGATTAATGATGCAAAAATAACCGCTTGTTCTGCCATAGGAAACTCCTTGTAATTAAAATTATTTAGACTTTTTTTTGCGTCCAGGTCTACGAGTTTGCTCGTACTTCCACGCATCTTCTAATAGAGCATACAGATACTTGTGTATCTTTCTTGCTTGTGGTTTAGGGATATGTCCAAAGGATTCTCTTAGGTATGGATCACCACCCTTAATGTACCCTTCTAATTCCAAACACATCTCTGAAACGCTTGCTGCTGTGCTGCTCTCGATGAACTCTGTTACTTCTCTTCGAGTGAATTTCTGTGCTTCTAGTAGAGGGTAGACCTTCATTAAGAATCTACCTTCACCCATTGCAGCATCCATTGCCCTCTCAACTAGAGAACAAAGTTCATCAACTTTGTTCTGTTGGTTTATCATTGTAGTCAAATAATACCTCTTGATTTAAAATGTGAGATTGATTCATTGCAACCACCTGTTTTCTGTCCGTCTACGACTAACTGTGGGAAGGTGGACCCACTACCAAACTCTTGATAGAACTGGTCACGTGTGAAGTTTTCGTTGAGTATGTACTCACGATAACTCCAACCTTTTAAATTGTAAAACTCTTTAATCTTTGAACAGTAAGGACAACCTGGTCTGGTATAGATTGTTGTATTGTTTGGTTTCATTAGTTAAGGTGAACGTTGAATGCGATTGAATAACGAGAAAGATCTGTGTTGTTCTTTTCCGTAGCGTGTTCTAACCACGATGGAAATAGTATAACAGATTCTGGAGTGGGGTCAAAGTAAATACCTTCCTCAGTTCCAAACATACACATCTTAGCATATGGATTTGGATTGTAAAATAGTATTCCTCCCATCTCAGGTGTGGTTCGATGATAATATACACCAGATACCTGATGACCTGCGTGTGTATGTCTTTGTTGTGACTTACCTTTACCTACTACATTGATCCACGATTGTGAGATAGTCCAAGATCCTCTCAATGGTTCTATGTATGCTGAGGCACTATCTGGAACAGGTAATTTTTGTGAACCCACATATTTTTCTATTGCTTCACCTAGAAATGACTCAAGGTTTGGCATAGGATGTTTCTTAAACATCTGTAATAAATGTTGCTTCGCGTGAGTACCGTGTAAAGTTTCTTGCAAAGCATAAGGAGACAGATATGAACTGTCAGACCAGTCACCTGTCTCCTCTAAGTATTTGATTGTATTGTCTATCTCCTCTACTATCTTAGCGTCACTATGTTGTGATGGAAATATCTCAGTTGGGAATAGTTGCATTACTAAGTTCTTCAATTCGATAATGTCTTGCAAGTTGTTGATCTAAACCAAAGATCTCTACATCTGCGTGGTCTGGTGCATCAAATATGTATGTCTCGAATGGCATCACTACTTTCTCTAACCAAAAATCTTTTGCCATACATTTAAAAATGATCATCCTATCTGTTTCATTTCTATAGGAGTAACTATTCATCCTGTAACTCCTTTAGTTTCTGATGACAATGATCAATGATCTCTTGTCTATAGAACATCAGTTCTTCAAAACAATCTTGATTGTGTGCACAGGATCTTAATTTAGTATCAGGTTTGTGTAGACTCTCTATCAGCAGGGTCAGTCCCCTCTGCTTCTTCTCTGATTCCTGTGTCATAGTCACCTTGTGTTTGTTTCTTAACATTATATATGGAATCATCTAATTTTGCAAGTTCTCCAAGTAAACTTTTTTGATATTTCTTTTCCTTCTTCATTTTTTTACGAAGAGTCTCAGGATCATCCTTATATTTTGTACCTATTTTTACGATACGTTGTAGTTCATTGTGTGATTGCTTTAGTCTTCTATCCCAGAAGGCATCTTTGTTTAGAGGGGTCATACTGCGTCGTCAATAATGAATCTAAATTGTCTGAAATGTGCATTTCTAGACCTACTACTATTACTATACCACACAGTTGAGTTTCTGTCGTGTGATGATTGATATAATCCCCACTTAGCAGTTCTAGTATTAATAGATGTCTCTGAGTTATTTAATCTTATTCTCTGAGGTAAGATTTTTTCTTGTGGATAATATGGAGTTGTAGTCTCTGCACCTTCATTGTTTATAAGTTTCTCATCTCTTACAGGAAACTCCCAAGTAAATTCCATACCGTCAGCATACCCTTGACCTGCATTTAAAATAGAATCTACTGTCCATCTGAACTGGTATCCTTTCAAAGTCTCAGGTGCTGTTTGTGTATCAGTTTCTTTATAAATTAACTCTGCTCTCATTCGTAATTTCATTCCATTAGTTCCTTCTAAATCAAAGTCGTGATAGAAATAGACAGGTTCTCCTGCTGCATTTTTTCTCTGCCAGTATTGTACTAGAGTAGCAGGTTCTCTATACATCATTGTTACCGCTGATGATGTATCCTCTACACTCACAGTAAATAATTTCTCTACAAGATCACTGACTTGACTGTCAAAGTAATTTGATGTTGGTGAACCTGACGCTATTAGAATAGCAGGTGATGGTAAACCATATGCACCAACGTCATTATTTTCATTAAGTGTTCCAAATGATAATTGATTTACAGCACCACCAGAAATACAAGCAGCAGTGTCAAGACTGTTTACTACAATACCTTGTCTGAATATTGTACCAAGAGTTTTGTCTTTACCTACAAAGAATTTTTCTAATTGACCTATCCTATATCCACCACTACCCATATCAATGATACTTTCTACACGGAATCTCATACCATTTGTTACTGACTCATACCTAATATTAAGTGACATTCCACCACTACCAATAGATCTGACAATGTAACCTGTACTATCATCATCTGTTCTTACTTGGTTCACGTGTGTAGGACGTGGTGTAACTGTCAACCAGTTATTTGTAAATCCTCCACCACTTGACCACGCAGACACTGTATTACTTGAATTATTTACATCATACAATGAGAATGATCCAGGTACACCACAGTTCAAATTAATATCTGGAACGTTATGTGATGTTGTTGTAAGTTCTACTCCAAATATATTAATGATTTCTTTTGTACTTTCATTGTGTAAAGCAAAGTGTGGTGTAACTGATGCGTTATAATGACCTGCTTCAATACTAGCAACTCTAAATGTAACATCATCACCTCTAGCAATATCAAAAGTATGTAAAGGTGTACCTATCTTTGTCCACTCATCTACGTGTGCTTCATCTTCAAAGATCATTACATTGTTTTTATACAGTTGATACTTGAATACAGTACAGTCACCAATACCACCTGTCATACCACCGTGTGATCTCAAACTTATAGTTCCATCTTGTATAGCAGTAATTGTTTGTGCGGTGTTATGTTTGATCATATATTCACCTACACAATTACTACAACCTGATACTACTGAATCACCTTCTGCAACTTGACCACAACCAGTACGTGCCATTTCCATATTCTTAAATCCTGTAGGATCAAACATATAATCTTCACAAGATTTAATAGAACCTAACTCTCTAAACTCAGGTTCTACTATCTCTTTAAATACATAACCTGCAATACCCTCATAGTACCAAGGAGATCCATTGTAACTCATACGGTATGAAATTTTCATATCGTCATAGTCATCATCACCGTTCAATAAATCTTCCCACCATTGCCACCAACGTGATGTCCATTTTGTAAAGTTTTTATTATTCCAGTTTAGTCTTCTCTCACTAAACATACTAAGGTTTTGTTCTGCTGAATTTAGATTAGTTCTCCAACCGTTACTTGTCTGAGAGAATGTCAATAGATCATTCTGTGCTACAGAACTACCATTAGCAGTGTAACCATTAGGAATCATAACAAATCCTATTTTACAAGGAGCGTATTGATTTAGAATTGTTTTTGAAATTGTATGTGATAGGTATCCAGTAGCGTCTGTAGCATTAGGAAGAATGACTTGACCATATGCAGGGTTGTCATTTGTATCAGTAATATAATATCCAAAAGTATTTTTATATGCTGCACCACCACGTTGACAATTAAACTCAATTAATATATCAGCATCAACCTGACCTGCGATATTATAAAATCCTCCTGTCAAAACAGGTTCTATTAACTCTCCACCAATAGGTGTTAAAGAATATCTATGATCACCTGATGTAGGATTCCAGTATCTATGTAAAGTTGATAGTTGTTCTCCATCACCTAGGGAACTAATCCCGTCAATTTTCTCACGAAAAATGTAAGAAATAACATCAGTTCTAGATCCCATACCATAAGCATCCATAGATGATTGCTCTGCCTCTGGGTTCATAGTCAACATAGTATCTGTTTGACTAGCACTATATGAAACGTAAAGAGGATTTGATCTAGGTTCTTGTTTATTATGTCCGTAAAATATAATGCTCGATGATGTGTAACTATTATCAGGAGGAGTAGAATTTAAACTATAGTGATGGTTTGTAGGTGACACGTGTTCATATACTGCTCTACGTTCTGGAACACAATTCTTTACACATACTTTGTTAGATGTTCTATTAAAATCTTGAGTGAAAAAGTTTTCACAATCTGGATTGGGAGGTTTCCAATCACCACCTGCATATGGTTTGAGCATACATTCAATATGATCAAACATACAATCAGGTATCTCACCTATATCTTCATCACAATCTACCTCTGAGGATGGGTTATATGGATCGTTAAAGCACTCTGCACCAGAGTTAGCATCTCTAGGGTCTTCAAGTTCTATTTTAATTTTACTCGATACACCTATGTCTTCCAATCCAAGACCTTTTAAATGATCTACAATATATCCAAGGTCTAACTCTAATGGTCCTAGATTTTCAAGACCTGTATCAGGTTCATCAAAGTTAGGTATGGTCTTTGTTGATTGTGAAGGGTAACATTGACCTACCAAGTTTTCTATTATCTGATTTACTGTTGCATCAGCAGGAGTACCATCACCTTTTATATTTGAACCACCGCCACCAGAAGGCACCTCCTGTGGACCCTGAGACTGGTCGTCTGAAGGGTCACAGTTTTGTTGAAACCAACCGTTGTCACCTGACATATCTTTTTAGTTATTTATTAAGGTATGTAGGTGGTATATGATGATCATTCCAATGTCTAATGTTACCACCAACAATAAAACAGTTTGTGATTATGAGTTGTAAAAAGATAAAGGTTCTTATCATAGCAATGATGTCTGCTTCTCTATCGTTCTTACCTGATTTGTCTCCGAGTGCCTTTGCCCAGATTCTCCAAAGTTTTTTCATCCGTATAAATGTACGTTATAAGTTTTTCTAGATGGAGGATACTTTGGTTTCCTCTGCTTGACCGCTTTGTAAATGCGTAGTAGTAGTTCTGTATTTACCATAGAATATATTATAACATAAAAAAAGGACCTGCAAAACACCAATAAAGCAGATCCTTTTTTAAGATTGAAAGGGAGGTTGGATTCCTGTGTACCAACAAATAACGGGCATTACTACAGAAGTAAAATACGTTATTGCCTGAGTCCTACTTGGTTGAGTAGTTCTGCCATTCCTGACAGCGAGCACCACCTCTGACTCATCACCTTAACTAGCGGTTGCCAGTAAGTTTATTCGGTCACTCCCACGTCGCGTCCGACTCTATTAATATAGCAGACTCGTCACAGGTTGTCAACCCCTTATGAAAATTAATATGTAATGCTTCGATGAAGACAAGAGACCCTACGATAATTAGATTACATACGGTCAGAGGATGAGTAAGATATTTCAAGGCATAAAAAAAGACCCCTACTATGTAGAGGTCTAGTATCTCGAACAAATATATTTATCCGATTGAAGGTGCTGTTAAAGCAACTTCTGTAGTCTCAGCAGATGCTAAGTCTAATGGGAAGTTGTGAGCGTTACGCTCGTGCATTACTTCCATACCTAGGTTTGCTCTGTTAAGAACGTCACCCCATGTAGGAACAATCTTACCGTTTGCATCTACAACTGATTGGTTGAAGTTGAAACCGTTAAGGTTGAATGCCATTGTGCATATACCCATGGATGTTAACCATACGCATACAACTGGGAATACTGCTAGGAAGAAGTGAAGACTTCTTGAGTTGTTGAATGAAGCATACTGGAAGATAAGACGACCAAAGTAACCGTGTGCTGCTACTATGTTGTATGTTTCTTCTTCTTGTCCAAATTTATATCCGTAGTTTTGACTCTCGGTTTCTGTTGTCTCCTTAATTAA